CGTTTTTGTTTACGGTTTGGAACCCGTTTTGGGACTGTACGGGACCGGTGAAAAAAGTTGTAGCCACGGCAGTGTCTCCTTCTGTGGGCTGTACTGGAGCGCAAGCTTACGGGCACTGCTTGTGTCCGTTCCCACAACACGCCCGCGCTCCGCGTATGACATGTGTGGATTATCCACGATGAACCGCACTTTTGCAATGAACTCTGGGTCGTTGTGCCACCTTTTTCTCTGAGCAGCAGCCAACCGAGCTCGATACTCTTCCGTCACATGATCCGTGCGACCAGCCTTTTTCCGGCTGATCTGTTGCTTGGTGGCCTCCGAGTGCCTCTTCCCGCGCATCGGAACCTTAGCCTCGTTCGCTATGTTGTAGGCTAGTGGCTCATTGAACCACGCCTCTCCGCACAAAAAGGCATTTTCAATGGTGTCTAGATCGCTTGGGTCATCGCACTCAACCTCAACCTCCCACCGAAAAGCCTCTTCGCCATGTTTGTTGAAAGAGCGCTGTAGGTGCTGATTGGGGTGCTTGCCAAGGCGAAGCAGCCTAAAGTGTTCACCAACCCGCTTTTTGATCCGAAGAGACTGGCCGACATACGCCTTGTTCGAGACCGTGTTAACGATCTTGTAGATACCCATGATTTCGTCGGCGTATGGCATTCTCAACTCCTTTGGCCCACGGTACCATCCTTCGCGACAAAAAGAAAGGCCCCCGCTACGCAGGGGCCTAGTTTACCAGACAGGGAGGTAGTGGGGGAAGAGTAGCACGTTCGCCTAAAAAGAAAACCCCCGCCGAAGCGGGGGTTTACCGGACCTAAGTCCTTGTTTTATCAGGCAGCGCCAGAAGTTCCGAACACGCAACGCGGGTCAGAAAATCCGAAGCTGTAGCGTTCACGCGCTTTAAAGCGCATGTTGCCTGTGTCAAAATCGGCCTCCATGTTCGTCGAGAGCGGGGTGCGCTCGAAGTGGATGAAGCCGCGGGGAGCATCCGTCTTAATGAAGAACGCGTCCGGATCGGTGAGGAAGTCGTTGACGACGTACCCTTCCGGGAGCATGCCCATCGAACGGATGGCGTTGATGTCATTGTCGGCGGTCCCAACGCGGAGGTTCGAAACCATCAGACGCTCGGCAACGAACTGGAGCTGCCGGGGGATGATGAGCTTCATGCCGCGAAGGGCGACCTTGAGACCACGCTCGTCCACGAAACCAGCGATGCTGATGAGCGCGTCCTCGAGCGAGGTCTCGTTCAGGTCAGCATCAACGGTCGGCTTGTTCGCGAACGAACCGCCGCTGGTCAGCGGGTGATCGGTGGCGCAGAGCGCCTTGCCGTCGCCACCAGCCGAAGCACCGCCCGTGAAGGCGTTGTTCAGGATGGCAGCAGCTTTCACCTGCTTGGTGTGGGCCATCGAGCGAGCGAGAGCGCGCGTGTAGCGACTGCCAAGGCGGTCGTACAGGTTGTCCTCAATGGCTTCCTCGGTGATCGAGAAGGCCAGCGCGATGGTCTCGTGGTTGTAACGCGCGGTGTACGCTTCCTGCGCGTCGTCGTAGTTGATCGCGGAACCTTCCTGCTTCAGGGGTGCGGTACCGAACCCGGCGAGCATAACCTCTTCCTCGAATGCACGATCCGAGGATTCGGTGGTGTAGATTTCCGCATGCTGGTTCTCGTACCGAGCGTACTCCATGCCGAAGAGGGCATTGAGGCCGGGTTCCAGCTCTTTCGCAAGTTGTGCGCGAGAGATAGCCATTGTTCCGCCTCCTTAGACGCCAGTCGTCGAAACAGTGCCACCAGCAATCGACCCGTTGGGCGAGTTGTAGTGGTTGTTCAGACGAACGATGACGGGGATACCAGCCACGGAGAAGTCCGAGTTCTCGGGATCCTCTTGGATACCCATGATACGGAGGTTCAGCGTGTTGGTGTCGGCAATCGTCTGCACGTCAAGCGTGGCGGACGAGATGCCAGTGATCGTCGAGCCAGACTGGGCACCGGCGAAGTTCGCGTTGGCGAACACCGCAGCACGCAGTTCGGCTTCAGTGTCCCACGACGTATTGACGTTCGACGTGGCGATCACAAAGGTCTGGAGCGGGTTGTCGTAGACGAACGCGCGGACCGGATAGAGCGAGTTTGCGCCCGAGCCAGGCCAGTAGTTCGACCACGTCTTCTTGCCGGTCGTGGACGAGATGTACTCGCAGCCCCAGAACACGCCAAGGATACCAACAGTGCCGCCAGAAGCCGCGCCCACACGGTCAATGAAACCGGTGGAAAGCGGGATCACAGGAGCGCCCTGATAGATCGCGTTGGTGTTCGTCGAAGCGATGCGGTACTCGGTCGTCCCCGTGCTGTTCGGCGCCGAGCCGACAACACCCACGGGGCGCAGACCGAAGGCAACATTGACGTTTGCCATGGTACTACTCCTTCAGGTTGACACTAGGAGGCCCCACGGCCCCCAAACGAAACACGACTTCGCCGACTTTGACTGATCGGCATTGAAGGATGTTGCTCCTTCATCAGGTCCTCATCGACTGCAACCATCTGTTCGCGGGCCCGGGTCCCGTAATACGCGGCTCTTTCGTTGGCTGTCTCGATAGGAATACGGCACAGCATCAGACCACCATTTCCGATGATCCCCGTGTACTTCCCTTCATCGATCACCGGAGCATGAAACTCCGGATACTCGTCAGCCCGAACGGGTTCCCAACCTTCCCGCAGCCTTTGATAGGCGTTGGTCTTGTCTTCTTCCCCACGGACTGCGACCCGAATCCAGCGATGCACATAGCCCGGAGGGGGCTTCGGGGCATCAAGGCGGCTGGGCGGTGCCCAAGGTTTGCGGCGCGAAGTAGTTTCGCGAGTTTCGCTTGCGCGAGGCGTTCTGTCGGTCATGTCCCTTACTCCTTCACATACTTGGCGTATTCTTCGAGAGGAACGCCAAGTTTTTTCGCTATCGCGACTTGCGACGGAGTTAGCTTGACCGTCCTGCGCCCCGGCTTTGCCGTACTGCGGGATGCGGAAGCGCCTGCAGAGGCGACCTGAGGACTTCCACCCGTTTTGGCCGTCTGGAACTTCTGCGGAAACTCGCGCTGAAGTCGACGGTCGAGTTCATTGTAATACTCATCGGTGTTCGGGTCAAACCCTTCATCTTCGATGAGCTCGTGGTGAATCGCAAACGCCGCTGCGGTCAACAGGCGGTCGTTTCCGAACCACGAGTGCTTCTGTGCCCAACTCCGTGCCTTGGGGTCAGGCTCAACCTGCGGTGCTGCTTGCGGCGCGACAGGACGCTCTGTCGATGGTGCCACAACTAGCCGCTGCTCCTCAACCGCGAGCCGAGACATCTGCTTCTGAATATCGGCCATCGCGTCCGCATCGTTGGCATCCCAAGCGGCCTTGTACTTGCGCTTGAGAGCCTCCTCTTCAGTCTTGATGCGGTTGCCGTACTCCTGCAGATACCCGGTATCCAACGATTGAACACGGGTCTTCAACTGCTGGTTCTCTTGGATCAGCTGTTGTGTGAGCCGAACAGCCTCTTCCTTGTCGCGCTGCTCGCGCCGATAACGCTCCGTCAGCTTGTTGATGCGCTCCCGCACACCCTTGCTGTAGGACTCAAGTTCATCGGATCCCGCAGCCGGTTTCTCGGTTTCCGGCTCAGGAGCAGATCCCGTTTCGAGCTCGGTTTCCTGCTCGATGGTGTTTTCCTCGGACATAGGTCCCTCCTCAAACGTGCTTGATGTCGTCGGGCTCAAGCAGCGTTGCGATCACCTCATCATCGTTGATGATGCGAACCTCACCGCCATCAATCTTGAACCGCGAACCCGTGTACCGGCCAATGCAAATCCAGTCGCCTTGTCTGCACCAAGGCTCGGCATCAGGGCCGAACTTGTCCGGATCCTTGTACGCTTCTGGCCCCACGCGCAAAACGTAGGCCACAACCGTGGCGAGAGCTTCGCGCTCAACGACCTGATCGGGAAGAAACAAACCACCTTCGGTTTGTGACCTGCCCTTGTACGGCATGACCAGAATACGCCAGCCAGTAGGTTGAGGAAGTCTGTCAAGGAGGGCTTTGTCGAGAAGAGACGGGTCCAAGACGCGCTCTTCGGGCTTAACGTAAGCGGTCTCTACACTCGCCGCTTGACGTTCTTTTTCAACACTTTTGACAACGTGGTCAGGGAGATAAAGCCTCTTCACCATCTTGTGTCGTTCTCTCCAGCAGGGCTCTTAACTCTTCCCTGGCGAAGGAGACGCCCCGAATCTCCCCCACCACGAGTTTATACTGCTCCCAGTTTGACACGGATCCCGTGACAAGCGTAGTCGCGAGGTCCTCTTCGCGCTCACGGAGAACCTTGTACAGCTTTCTCGACAAGTCCACAACATCCATTAGAAGTATTCTCCGTAACTCTCTTGCAGGTTGGACGTAATCGGCCCACCTTTTACCCACGAGTCACATGTGTTCTTCGACATGCACACGAACTTCCACTTCTGGCAGTAGCCCGTGTTGCCGGATTCG